AATTAAAATGTTTAAGATGTAAAAAATATAAACTGAACGATATGAATGCATACGTGTCTCGTTCAAGTATTGATTTTAACGGACACATGCATATTTGTAAAAAATGCATAACACAAATATATAACCTTTATTTTAACCATTCACAAGATATTAGGGCTTCAATATTAAAAACTTGCAGGAAAATAGATGTAGCGTTTTACAATGGCATTGTTGATATGACAATAACACAGTCTCAAAAAACAGATACTCATATATTTCAGATATATATGCAGAAGCTTAATAGCTTAGGCCCAAAAATGGGATATGGCGGAAATTGTTTTGATGAAGGTGAATATATATTAACCAAAGCTGAAAAAGAAGACATTGAAGAAGATGAATATATGATAGAATCGGCTATTGTGTGGGGAGATAACAGACCTGTTGAAGATTATAAATATTTAGATAATCGCCTTCATGCATATTTTAATATGATGGACGAAGATATAGTAACCGAAAGTGACATGGTTCTTCTGAGAAATATATGTCAGGAAGAATTAACAATTAGAAGAAAACGTGAAAATAATGAAAGCATTGCCAGTAATTTAAAAACATTGCAGGACTTAATGCAGTCAGCCAATATAAGACCAACAGACATTAAAAACGCCAACGCTAGTGCCAATGCAGATACATTTGGCAAATGGATTGAAGAAATAGAAAAAAATGAGCCCGCCGAATTTTTTGAGAATAAAGAATTGTTTGAAGATTTTGACGGAATTGGTGAATACTTGCAAAAATACATTTTGAGACCATTGAAAAATTTGATTACTGGAACAAAGGACTTAGACGTGGGAGATGGCTAAGAATTTTCAACAAAGTAATCGCAAGAATAAAGATTCAATTAACCAATTTCAAAGACCAAGAAACATGGTAGGAAATCAGGTTCGCAAGCGTCTCAGTAGCACTGAGCGAACCGATAATATAAAAAACTGGGTTACATTTTATAGAAGAAATATACATAGGTTTGTAGAACACTATCTTGGGTTAAAATTACACCCTTTTCAGAAATTAATGTTATATATATTGTCTACACATTATAGCTTTGTGTGTATAGCAAGCCGTGGTAGTGGAAAATCATTCATAATAGCATTGTTTGCGTGCTGTAAAGCCATATTGTGGCCAAACAGCAAAATAATAATTGTTTCTGGTACAAAAAAACAGGGCGGATTAATTGTAACCGAAAAAATAGATAAAGAACTATCAAAATGGTGCCCTAACCTTGGGCGTGAAATAGCTAAAATTAAAAAGAACCAAAATGATATTGAGGTTTTATTTCATAATGGCAGTAGCATTAAGGTAGTGCCGTCCTCAGATACAGCAAGAGGAAACCGCTCAACTTTTACAATATACGAAGAGTTTCGTTTAATTCCCAAAAATATTGTAGATACGGTTATTGCTCCTTTTGCTATGCCGAGACCAACTCCATATAGCGTAATGGCTAAATATTCTCATTTAAAAGAAGAATATATAGAGGCATATATATCATCTGCTTATTATAAACACCACGAATATATGTGGAAGTTAATAATGGATACGGTTAAGTCAATGTATACCAATAAGGATTCTATGCTTTTAGCATTTGATTATCACATTTGCATATATCATAATTTAAAAACGGAAAGAAATATCGCAAGTGAGCGTATAAAATTAGATGCCGTTAGCTTTATGATGGAATATGAAAACTTAATGTTTGATGAAAAAGCTGATGCATATATTAAATTAAAAATGTTTCAGGATAATCAAGTTATTAAAAAACCATTCTATCCAATGAGAACCGAAGATTATGTTGGTAAAAAAAGACCACAAAATCCCTATGGTATTAAAAAAACGTCTAAGGAAGTCAGGGTTATATCTGTGGATATAGCTATGCGTGCTGGAGACGAAAACGATAACACAGCAATTGTTGGCATAAGACTTTTGCCTACGAAGAATGGTTATAGGCGTGAAAGCGTATATATTGAAACAATGAATGGCATAAGCAGTCCAGTACAGTCATTGAGAATAAAACAAGTTTGGCATGATTTCGAAGCTGACTATATTGTTCTCGACATAAAAAACCAAGGCTTACCAATTTATGATATGCTTGGACAGGTAACTAAAGATGAGTCACGTGGTATAGAGTACCCAGCAATGACTTCTTATTTAGACGATAAAGAATTAAGAGAAAGAACGCTGGCACCGAATGCTATTGAAATTATATATGCAATTGTTGGTTCGGCACCCTTAAACACCGCCATCCATACTGCCATGAGAGATTCTTTAGCAAAAGGCATGTCTTCATTTTTGGTTGACCCGAATGAAGGTGCGGCATTTATGATTGAGACCGATAGCAACTACATGAAGGCTTTAAAGGATAACGACATATATGAACAAACATATATGGAAAAACCTTATTTACAAACACAACAGCTTATAAATGAAACGGTTAATCTTGACTGGATATTTACAGGCGGAAATATAAAAGTTGATGAAAAAAGCGGGGCAAGAAAAGATAGATACATGGCTTTAGCCTATGGAAACTATTTTGCTACACTGCTTGAACTTGACTTATTAAAAGAAGAAGAAGAATATGATTTATTGGAATTCTTTAAATCATCAGGAAATAACAATACCTTTTTACAAGGTTATTATAATTAGAATGGAGGGTGGTGATTATGATTGTCAGACAATAAAGATAACCTCATAATTGAGGGAACAATAAGCAACGATGCTATCATTAGCAAAGAAACAGAAAAAACTTGGGAAGAATATATTGGGCTATACGCCGAAAGCATAATGAACAGTATATCTAACATTAATTCATTGGGTAAACCTTCTGCATATTATCCATACGACGGACAGAACCTGATGCAAAGTGTAAACATGAACCCCAAAGCACCAACCCAATCCAATTTAACAACTTGGTTACTAAATCCTTCTAAACATCAGAAGAACCTAAGAGACGCATCTGCTTGGCTGGAAGGTGCAGTAATGCAGTATCGCAGAACGATAGACCATTTTGCCAAAATCCTTACTTTTAAACAAGAGGTTACAGCGTCCACATTTCCACAAAATGAAAGAGAAAAAACTACGTTTAAAAATAGCCACGGAAGGTGTTTGGATTATTTACGCAAATTTAATTTAAAGTATCAGAAAGATATTATATTAAAGAAAATTATGCGTGACGGTGGAATGTTTGCATATTTTGTTGAAGATGATAATTTCGTAAACATGATTGAAATTCCAAGCGACTACGCCTATATAACAGGTAGGTGGCAGTGGGGTTGGACTTACGCAGTTGATTTAGCTTGGTTTGATGACTTAGTTGGTGCTGAAGAAGCAATGCCAGAAATGTATGAATATTATAAAACATTTGTGGCTATGAGAGAAGCGAAGCTTACTGGTAATAATCTTGCACAGTTTCAGTATTATGCGGTTCCAGTTGAAGACGGTTATTATTTTGCATTTGATGTACTTGTTGCTCAAAACATTCCACCATTTAGTGGAATATTTACAGACGCACTTGAAATCAATACATATAAAAAGCTTTTAAAACAAAAATCGGCACTGGATACGTGGAAGGTTATAGCCCAAGAGATACCTCTTGATGTAAATGGCAAACCACAAATACCAGTTAAATTAGCACAAGCCTTTATTGAGTTAACACAAAAAGTTATACCACAGGGAACTACAACTTTCTCTACACCGATGAAAGTTAAAGAACTTAATTTTTCCAATAGCCAAAATCAAAACAATATCAACGGCATAGGAGAACAATTGTTCTGGAGAAGCATTGGGGTAAATGGTAGTCTAATGGATTTAGGAGATAAAAGTGCGGCTAGCCTTAGATTAAGCTTAATAAATGACGGGGCTTTTGTAGAGCACGTATATAGACAATTTGAAAACTATATAAACTTACGCTTTTTAATTATATCACGAAAATTTATATTTAACATTAAGTTATTCGGAAACAGATACACTGATGCAGAAGACATGAAAAACTATGCTGATTTAGTTAAAAATGCAAATATGCCAGTTGGTAAATTATTTGGATATGTTGGTTATGAACCACATGAAGTTATGCCAACTCTCCAAATGGAAAATTTGTTTGACTTAAAAGAATTAATGACTCCTTTGGTTTCACAATTTCAACAAAGTTCAACGGACGATGCTGGCAGGAAAAAACAAGATGAAGGCAGTCTCACTGAGGCGGGTGAAACTCAAAGAGACCAAGACAGCAACTTAGAATCGGGAAAAACCGATGAAAGTAGTTAACACTGATGTTTTTAATCAAGACGAACTGTTCTTTTGCTATTCACCAAACTTATATAAATTTTTGCGTTACAAAAAAGATGTTGAACCAATCGATATAAAAGTTAATAGAAGAACACATAAAAAATACTCTGTGTTTATTAAAAGCCCAGAGTTACAGACTTATCTTGATGAATGGAAAAATAATAAAATAAATGGGGATTTTGCGATTAGGAGGGCTAAACAATGGACAAGCGATTAAAATTTAATATTGACTCATATGAAGTCCTTCAGAACGACCCATATATAATGATACTTGAAGCTTTTATCGTTTCTGACGGTTTAAACAAACAAAAAACTATTTTTACCGTTGAGTCAATGGAAAGGGCTATGCCGACGCTGGCTAACAAACCGTTGATATGTATATTTGATAAATATAAAGAAGACTTTAAAGCACACGCTAACAGTGATTATGAAACACGCTATACACAGAAATGTGTGGGTAACATTCCAGAATCTAATGATGCCCAAATAGTACAATATGAAGGCAAAAATTTTGTAAAGTGTAAAGTATTAATTTGGAAAGAATATGCTCCACAGGTTGCCGAGAGATTTGCTAAAAACGACAAGGCTTCTATTTCTATGGAAATTTATATTAATAAATATCACATGAACAATGACGGATATCCAGTTATAGATGATTATAGATATTTAGGAATTAGTTTACTTGGAGAAGGAATAAACCCAGCGATTACTCATGCCAATGTTAAAGTTATTAAATTCTCTGAACCCATATATGCAGATATAATAAATAAGTTTAATAAACTTTATTATACCTTAACACAACATTATGAGGTGCCAGAGATTATAAAATATAATGCTACCGAATCATTGTCAATGCCGCAAAAAAACATACAGCTAATTAAATTTGCAAAAAAGCTAAGTGAAGCCGAGCATATGACATATGATGAGGTGCACAATCTCTATGGTAAAATTAGCAACATTAGAAAAGAAGATAATATTCTTTTTTACGGTGGGGAAGATGCCAGAGAATGGTGTAAACATATAATTGAAAATTTTGAAGGAGGTGCAAGTGCATTGAACAAAGCTGAAGAAACAATTACAAACGATGTAATTAATGATGTTGTAGAGCCCGATAATAATGAAGAAATTCTTGACGGTTCTATAGGAAATGATACTGTTACAACAGAAGCAGTAAATTTCTCTGAAGATGAAGGCGAAGTCATAACCGAGCCTGACAATGCAACTGAAACCGAGCCCGAAGGTGATAATGAAACCAAACCCGAAGAGGAATATGCTACCAATATGGACATATACTCTATGCTGGCTGATAAAGTCGAAGAAGAAAAAGACGATTATGGCTGGTACAAATACATGTTGGTTGATTTTGATGAGAGTTTTGCTTATGCGTGGTCTTTTGACAAAATGTCATATATAAAACTATCGTACAGCATTGATGGCGAAGTACCAGTTGTTAATATGGAAGAACAACCTGAAGTATATTTATTAAGCAAATGGGTGGATAAACCAGAAGCTAATTATAAAAGCAGGTAT